TGTTGGTTTTTTCTAAAGTAATCTTCTTGAACAAGATTAAATATACGATCTTCTGAATTTTTTACAAAATCAGGAATAGTCGTATTGAAAGTTGTTTCATCGTTATCAGTGAAACTTTGAATCAACGCATATAATTCAGTATAAGTCATGTTGTGATTGTAACCGTTCCTATTGATGTTGTCATTTTATCAAGTTTAAAATTAGTGCCAAGTGTAGCAGGATTCATAGCTAAGAAATTATTGCTGGTGTCACTAAATACGTTTGCATCAACTACAACAACAAAACCTTCGCCAGATTCCTTATCATTGTTTGGTCTTGGATTGTATAAAGCTTCTGGATCTCTTACTACTGGAGGTGATTCTAATTGAGGTGCTTTAGGCTCAAAACATTCAGGACAAGTTTTTAATTTGTTCCATTCTTCTTTTAACTCATTAAGTTTATATTGAAATCCACAACGATCACATAAACCAAGTGCATATTTTCCAGCAGCGTAACCCATTAATAGCTACTTCTCATTGAAGGTTTTATCTTAAAAGAAGCTCTATCTTCGTCTTGATCGGCAGCACGTTGAAACTCTTCTTCGTATATTTGTTTTAATAGTTGAGTTTTTTCTGGCGCTCTTTTTACTGAAAGGTAATAAGCTAAACCAGCCGTAAAACAAGGATAAAAACGAAATGGCATGTCCATTGTGTTAATAGCAGTATCTGCATCATCCATTCTTACCAATTTATTAAACACCAATATATCTGTAGAGTTTTCTGGTGTAGGCCAAACTTTTATAACTGGTGTTGTTAATTTATCAAAAAAATACTGAGAAGGTCTTCCTTCTGATGCTTTAACAGGTATATTAGTATATTCAGATCGACTTACTCTACCAATATTAATATCAGTAACTGTACTATTAAGAGTACGTCTTACCACCATATCTAATATATCAATTACATTGGCATCTAAAGGATAAGAAGCAGTGCCTTGAGTTACTGTTTGTGTTCCTTGTTGTATAGTCCATTGATTTAATCCTCTATTAGCCCATTCAGCTAACATAAGATTAATTGATCTTTTTGCTGTCTTTAAGTCATAACCTGTACGCAATTCAAGACCACACCGCTCGTAAGCTTCTTCCACAAACTCAGTTACATTAGGTTCAAAATCTGTGCTATTTGATAATGCCATGTTAGTCTTCCTCTTCTTCTTCCTCTGGAGCGTATAGATTATTAAATGTTATATTTGGATCCATATAGCTTTCATGTTGTTCTGCTGAATGCGTCCATTGAGAGGGCATAAAGTCTGGTGCGCCCTCACCTACACGCCATAAAGCAGGATTTGTAGCTCTTACTCTATTATTGGGTAAAGCTACAAAACTACCAGTGTATTCACCAGCGTCTGTTAAATATAACACATGTGACTGCTTATGTTGAGCAGGATCATCTGCTATTGAATTATCAGTATAGTCTACAGTAAATAAATATTTGCCTGTATGAAATTCTCCACCTATTTTACATAACCAGGGGGATGAACTTACTCTATCAATAACAACAACAGAATGATGATGACTTAAACAATCCCACGGTTGAGCTAAATGATCTTCCATAGGGGAAGGCCAGTCTTTTAAAGGAATATCAGCTACTAAAGCTTGGATAGGCATTCTTGCCCACATAGCGCCACCATGAACATTTGGCGCATCTTCCATACTGTCTATCTCACAACCAGTAAAAACTATCTGAAAAGATAAAGACCTGTCTGGCATAGTATTTACAGCTATAACTAAAGCATGTAAATATTCACCATGATATTTACTATGATTTGCTGTAAATTCTTTTCTTACCCAGCATTTAAACTGCGGTATATTAGAAATTAAATACGACATAAAAGCTTAAAATTAAACTTTACCACCTTTTGCCATATATTTAGTGCCTTTCATAGCACCGCCTTTTGCCATATATTTAGTGCCTTTAGCAGCGCCACCTTTAGCCATGTATTTAGTTCCTTTTACAGAACCTCCATTAGCATAGCCTTTAGTTTTTTTATACATATCTTTTCCTCAAGAAATTGTAGTTACTTTTCTTCTATTATCCATTACTTTACCGCAACCTTTTGCAATAAAGCCACCATTTTTCATTTTTACTCTATTTTGCTTTCTTATTTCACCACCAGAATTTACAGATACTTTAGCTGCTTTTGTATTTGCAACAACTGTTTTACCTTTTGCGCCTTCTCTTTTTTTTCTACGTGCAGTAGAAGCACGTTCTTCTTTAGAAAGACTATTTGCTTTTGATGCTGGCAAACAACGATCTGGATTTTTTTTGTTCTTACTTGTACCACAAGCACCTTTTATGGAACCATCAGAGCCTATTCTAACCCAGTTTTGATCTCTCCATTGTTTAAGCTGACCCATTATCTAAGCCTTGACTTCATTACTCTACCTTGACCTCTTATAGAAACAAGACCGCCTTTAGCTTTGTTAGTTCTTTTAGAGTTTTTAGCATAGTTTGGATCTTTACAATATTTAGATGCTGCCATATTTGCATATGCGCTGGGATATGTATCGAAAGTTCTTTCTGCCCAAGCTTTACCTTTTGGACAAATTTTACCTCCGCTTTTTTCTTTTGCAGCCATTTAACAGTCCCAGTCCTTACGCGCCCAGTAGTTAGCACTACATCTATCGCTTTTAATACCGCCACTTCTAGCACAATAGCTTTTTTTTCTGGCAGCACTGTTTTTATGCATACCCATTTTTTTATCGCCAAAAGTAATTCTTTTTACTTTACCGCCATCACTACTAGGACACATAACATAAACTTCTTTACGTTTTTTACCAAAACCACCATTGCCCTGTGGAATAGCTCTAGGCTTATTAAGTGTTACTGTTTTACCTTGCCACGTTGCCATTAGGCATGAAATACAGTCATTGTAAGAAACGTAGAAACAGTATATTGAATATAAATACCTGCGGTAAATATTACTCCCTCTTCTGGTATGACTACATCTCTTGTTGCATCAGCATCACCAACAGAACTTAATCCCATAATACTTGTTCCTGAAGGAGAAGTGTATAAGAAATAAACAGTACCTGCAGTTGCTGTACTGGTTAGATAAATGCCTTTAAGTCTACTTCTACCTGCAAATATAACATCTGCGGCTGAACCATTAACTCCTGCTGAAACATTACCTGCTGGATTACCTACTGCTGAAATACCAGATATAGTTTTAAAATATTTAGTACCAGTAGCAGTACCTGCATTAGCACCTGTAATGGACTCTGTTTGAGCATCCCCATTGACATCAGTTCCCGTAACAGTAAACGATTTAGCGGCATCATTCCCAGCCGAGAGGATAGTAACTACCCTCCCATGACTGAGTGCAACAGCACCGCCAGAAGCTAACGCACCACCTATAGTAAGTGCTGCGTTATTTCCGACACTCGCTGCTACTGATATTCCATCTGCATCTAAGGCTACTGTGTCTGCGGTTATAGTGACCGCTTTTACATCTGATCTAGCCATAAGTTACCCCTTAAATAATACCTGTAAGGTTAATTAGTGAGTAGTCAGTCGTTACATTAACAATCATAACTGTACCAATCACTTGTATTACATCTCCTGCTGCTGGCCCTACTGCTCCTGCTGCACCTAAAGGAACGGCGTGGTTACCCACAACTAATGTACCTGAAGTTAATACAGCTTGTGGACCTGATACTGCAAACCAACCATAAGCACTCGCTGCCATATCGACAACAGTTACACCTAGTGTAGCACCTGTAGTGGTAGCGGCTTGAACAATTTGCGCACTGCGCGGATCAGGAATTAAAGTTATTCTTGAAGATGTTGTTATAGCTGTGGCTAAATCATCATAACAAGTAATGACTATTGATGGGTCTGCTGAATGATCGTGTGCTGGGTTAGATTTAATTCTAAGCATCTGACCTTCACCAGCGGCATCATTGACATATAGATAACCATTTGCATATTGATTTAGCGTTATATCTGTACCAGCAGTTTCTACTGAGATTGCTGTTTCACCTGCGGCTACGCCTGCAGTTGGAGTTAAATCAAAGTGATGCGTTATTTTAGCAGCGTGAGTTACACATTTACCTGCTGTAACGGCTACTGCTGCTAATCTACCATAAGCATAAACAGTATTACCGTAAAGCAATCTACTGCCTAATGGAAATAACTGAGTAAGTCCTGAAGTAAACGGGTCAACTGTACCGTATTGGCTTCCGCCTTTACCTACGATAAAATCGGCTGGGCCATATCCTGTTGCTGCTGCGTATTGAATATGTCCACCATCATCAGTAAAGATATTACCGTCTGCGTTAATTACTAAACCATCAGTGATGGCTCCTGTTGATGTTGCTACATCAATGGTTTTAAAACCATTTTCTGACCGAACTGGTCCACTAAAAGTCGAATTTGCCATAATTTCCTCCTACGGAAATAAGTTCTATTGTCTCGGCTTGTCTGCTAGGTCAGTCGATAGAACAAATATAATTATCCTAGTTCATCTGATTGTATACTAGATAAGATTAAAAATGAAACAAAAAAAAGGGAGCCGAAGCTCCCTTTATCAGTAGTTGAGTAAAAAACCCTACTGGGGGTTCAAATTAAGCACCTTGAGAACCGTATACAGCTCTAAAGTTAGAATATCCAAATGAATATCTTTCTCTAGCTTTGTAACGCATGTTACCTGTGTCAAAATCTCCCTCTAATGCAGTTTGCATTGGTGATCTTTCGAAATGCTTGAATCCATCAGGACAATCCGTTTTTATGAAAAACGCATCAGTATCCGTTAGATAATGATTCACAACATAACCATTAGGTATCATTCCCATGTTTTTAACAGCGTTGATATCGTTGTCAGAAGTTCCTACTCGCCCTGGAGTTTGTAGTAATCTGTCAGCAATAAATTGAAGTTGAGGTGGAACAATGAGTTTCATTCCTCTCAAAGCAATTGCCAAACCTCGGTCATCGGTAAACGTGCTGATATTAATTAGCGCGTCTTCGAGTGAAGTTTCATTCAAATCTGCCATTGTAGTAGCGCGGTTAGCAAGTGAGCCACCGCCACCTAGAGGGTGGTCAGTTGCAATCAATACTTTACCGTCACCACCAGTTGTAGAGAACGCGTTGTTCAATACAGCAGCAGCTTTGATTTGCTTAGTGTTAGCCATAGAACGTGCAAGAGCTTTAGTATATCTAGCTCCTAAACGGTCATATAGGTTATCTTCAACAGCTTCTTCTGTTAAT